AAAGGCAGTGGTTACAGGCAGAGGCCGAACAAGCAAGGCAGTCGGGCTTTGCGGCAAATTCAGAAAGCAGTGATCCGACAGTATACGAGACAGTTTACTTTTAAGGGGGAAATGAAATGGCAGGAACGCTGACAGTAGGCAGAGAGCCGATGAAAATATACGGCAATATTTATGGGGAAATCATAACGGTATCGTGGACTAGTGATTCGTCGGGGAATGCGGACGTCACTGTACCGAATATGAATGGATTCATTGTGTCGGCAAAGACTACGCCTTCTGGATCAGCAGCACCGACTGCGAACTACGATATTAAGCTGAAAGATTCAGCGGGATTTGATGTGCTGGGAAGCGTGCTCAATGATCGAAGCGCATCGGCGGTTGAGAGAATCCCTGCCGCTAATAGCGGAGTAGTCGCGGTTGCGCACCTTCACGGAACTTATACGTTTGATGTGACAAACGCTGGAAACGCGAAAGCGGGGACCTGTGTCTTTAGACTTATATTCTAGACGTGGAAGCCTGCTTTCGAGGCTACCGCTTATGGGGGGATCTTATTATAAGAATAAGGTTATCTCCGCGTGGGAGTTCAATGAAGCGTCTAATAGCGCACGTTTGGATTCCAAGTCCACGAATCATTTGACTGATAACAACACGGTACCGACTGTGACTGGCGTTGCGACGAATGACGCTGCGGCTGCGAGATTTGTCCCTGGTAACTTTGAATTCTTATCGCGTACGAACGGGACCATTGGCGGGATTGAGAATAAGACGGATAATTTCTCAATTGAAATGGCGTTTAAGTTAAATGCTACCGGCATCACGCAAACTATAATCGCAAAGGGCGCGACATCGGACGCTATCCCTGGATTCTGGTGTTTCGTGAATACGTCGAACAGGTTTCAAATAACGTTGGGTAACGGTACCGGACGCGTATCCGTGAATCCGACGAACGTGCTCACGACGGCAACGCTGTATCATTTTATTTGCACCTGCGATCGTGCAGGAAATATGAGTGTGTACCTTAATAACGCTCTCGGCACGGGTACAGGTGCGGCTGCGATCTCTGGGATCACGGGAAGTCTTGGCAATACAACGACACTCACTATAGGGCAGACTTCGAGTACAACGTACTTATCCGCTGATGTTGGGTTTGTGAGGTTTTGGAACGGTGTCTTGAGTTCAACTGAGCGGACGTATCTTTATAACTCAGGTGCTTTGAGGAGCTACGCGCAGCTATGAGCCTATCGAGCACACAAGATGCTATTGATACGGCAGTGGCGGATCTGATCACTGCGATCAATGCCGCTCAAGTGACTTATCTTGCCGCAAACGGAAAATACTGGCAGGGGCTCCTGTCTCATTCAGTTATTCCGGCGGATGGAAATTCTGTCGCGGCAGATCAATTGACCCAACAGCCTTCGGATCAATCTGAGGACTGGAATGATTTTCTAGGTGAGGACGCGCCTGGGACACTTCCTGCGGCGATCTACGTTCATACGTATAAGAAACCGACAGGTGTTCAAGGGTATAGGATTCAGAAACTATTCATCTACGACGATGAATTCTACTCATCAACGGTAGATAGTGGTGGCGCGCCCGAGGAAGAAGTCGAATGGAGCGAAGATCCGGATACTAATCCCCCCGTTCTTCCTGCGCCTACGATCTCGGATATTGATCCGGCAGAAGGCCCTGAAGCGGGCGGTACAGAAGTCGATATCACAGGCACAGGCTTCCAGGAAGGCGTCACTGTCACGTTCGATGGCGAGGCTGCGACAAGCATTGTCCGAAATTCAGCCACATCCATCACCTGCGACACGCCGGCGGGTGAAGGCACGGTCAACGTTGTAGTCACGAATATCGATGCACAAAGTGCGACTGCGACAAACGGATATGAGTACACGGGAGCGGCGGCAGCTCCGACCATAGTTCAATACAAGACTGGGACGGGAAGCGGATCAGGGGATCTCACGATCACTCTCGACAATTCTACGACATCCGGAAACTGTATCATGCTAATCCTGCGTTCAAATTCAGGTGGATCATGGGGCGGACTAGGCTCATGGACTGAAATACCGGACACGGGAGTTTCTGGGTGCCGAATGTATTATCGGATCTCGGCTGGTGGATCGATGTCTGTCACGTTTGACGACGATGGCTCTGCCAAGGCCGATGAAAAAGTCGGCATTATGTTTGAGATCACGGGCAATAATGCCACGCCAATTGACGCAAGCTATTCAGCATCTCCGACAGGCACAAGCCCAGACCGGACTTCTACGGTAGATAATTGCTTGGTTATCCGAGGCGGCGGCTCATCGACAGGATCAACAGACTTTGAAACCGCGCCTTCATCACACACTTTACTAGCCCGTGCGAAGCGAGAATTAGGCGATAACGTCGTAGCGATTGCGTACGCGACTGCGGCTACCGCCGGAGCCGTTGGAAGTGCAGCGTGGGATTCGGGATCATATGCTAATGCGATTGCCTTTACAGTGGTGGTGAAACCATGACACGAGAAGAATTGGTAGCAGAATTAGCTAAAGGTCGAACTGAGATAAGGGCAGAGGACTTTTCTGGTCAGGATCTATCTGGACTTGATCTCTCTGGATGTGACTTAAGACGATCAAACTTTACGAACTGCAATCTCAACGGTGCTGATCTCACGAACGCTATTCTAGTGTGTGCGACGTTCAGTGGTGCAACATTCGAAAATGCCATTATCGACGGTGTGAACTGGGAATTAGTTCAAGACACTCCTAATCTAGTGGGCGCTATTTACGGTGGCGAGCCGATTAAAGAAATGCCGGTCGTCGATACTTTGGGAAAATACCAACGCCTTGTGACAGATAAGTTTATTCAGATCGGATGCCTGAAAGGCAATGAACAATATTGGAAGTCGATGGACGATGCGAAGCTTGCCGAAGAAGTCGACAAGGTTAATCCCGATGAAAAGCTTGATGCGAAGGCTTGGAAAGATTCGCACCTAGGAAAAACCATTCAAGACCTGGAAGGTCTAAAGGAGAAGCAATGAAGCATGTTCTATTGTCCCTGTTGTTCGCTGTGCTGGTTATCGGGTGTGGAAAAGATGTGATCGTGAAAGCGTGCGATTGTCACAAGCACTGTCACCATAACCACGAAGTTTGCAGTGATAAGTGCGAGTGCAAAGAATGCGGTCATAAATGCATTGAAGAATGCGTTGCCGCTGGTTGCAAATGCTGTGAGCACCATAAGCATTAAGATGGGGGAAAATAATGGCATTAAATACTTTAATGGGCGTTAAGGAAATTGGCGGCTACCAAGTTGTTGATATGGGTAGTCTCAGGGAAAGCTTTCCTGAGAAATTCAATGAATCTGGCTCTATGAATTGGGAATGGTTCGAGAGCGAAATTCGCCCATCACATTTCATCTATATTCGGCATGATAAAAACAGCCTATCGTTTACTCTGCAAAATGGTCCTGTGAGGGAATGTGGAGTTAACGGGTGCCAGGTTGATACAGTATTACATGCTGCTAAGTTGATGCTTGAAGGCTTAAATAAGCAAATACCCTGCCGAGAAAACTCTATTGCGATAACAAAATTAGATGAGGCGCTCATGTGGTTGGAGAAAAGAACTAAAGACAGAGAGAAAAGGGGCGTTGAAGGGACGACACAAAAATAATGAAACAGGTTAAAGGGGATATTATGTTCAAACTAATTAGTCTCGTTATCATTCTAGTCGGAAGTGTGCTTAGGGCTGAGAAACCTCTGACCTATAAGCAATTCGAAGCGTTGAAGGAACTCGAAGCAGTGCCGCATACGCTCACTTTTGAGTACGATGTCACTCAGATCGAGGATCGGTTCACGGGATATTGGGGACCTGGCAACATGCCCGCTCCCGTTCGAAAGTATCGAGGGGATAAGCTTAAAGGCATTGATCTTTCAAAGTCCGGCAAACTCTCCCCTACCCTCAATCAAGGCTCATGCGGATCATGCGTAGTGTTCGCTGTCCTTTCTACTTGGATGGACACGATGCAGCTTCGGGGGCTGAAATTCCCGATGCTATCCGCTCAACATCTTATGAATTGCGGTGGAAATGCTGGCCAGTGTTCAGGTGACTACGGCGCGCGCGTGTCGCAACGTCTCGTAAACCTGAAAACCCTGTTCAGTAATCAGGATTATCCGTATACGGCACGCTCAGCTAATTGCAGTGAAAAGAATCGTGATGGCGAGAGATATGGCAAGATTGAATCTTACGAAACACTCGAGGGATCGGCTCAATCAATCCTCGCCGCACTGAATGATCATCAACCCATCGCTGTCGGAATAGCCGCGAATGGAAGCTGGGGATCATATCGGTCCGGCATCTATAACGCGTGCAATTCGTCGTCGATCAACCACTATATCGAGATCGTAGGGATGACCTGCGGTGATAGTGTGGATAAGGACGGTTACTGCGTCTTTAAAGAAAACGGCGAGCTCCCGCCAGGACAAGGCACATTCATTGTCCGAAACTCTTGGGGCACGGGATGGGGACAAGGCGGATTCGGGGAAATGAAAATCTCGGATCGTAATGGTCGTCGGTGTAACGCGATTGCGGCTGGTCAAGGCAATGCCCAGATCCTAGTGACGGGTATTCCGGTACCTCCGAAAGAGCCGGTCACATTCATCGTCGAATCGAAGGATGTGAAGCTCACGATCACGATTCAGCCGACCGCCGAGTACTCGGTTGAGGAAGCTAATAAACTATTCACCCAACTATTGGAGACACTATGAAGAGCGTAATTCTGATCGGGTTATTCATTCTTATGGGATGTGGTGAGGGTGGAAGTCAGCCATCACCGATAGTTCCCGAAGAGCCGAAGTCCTTCAAGGTGGATGGGAAGCATATCCATATTGAAGGACTTATCAAAGAAGGCTCGAAGGTGAAGGCGTCCAGTGCGGAGACGGCAGTCAAATTCGGCGTCAAGATGCTTGAGGAATAGTAATGGCAACAAGTAATGCGATAGTCAGTATAGCGACGACAAATGGGATCACTCAGGTTGAATCATTTGAAAGTGACGCTGGTTTTGTTACATCTAAGGGCTCAGCCGCGTCCGAAGGTGATATCTATTACAATACGACGGCGGAAAGTATTCGGGCTTTCGTTAATGGCGCGTGGGAAGTCTTAAGCGGATCAGCCAGATTAGTTTCAGGGACGACCGAAGAAACGTCACCTGCTTCCGGTGATTTCGTAGGTCTAGTCGATATCAGTGATTCTAATGCTGAGAATAAGATTACTTTAGCTAATCTTCTTAAAGTCGTAAACGATCTCACCGAAGATACGACACCATTAAAAGCAGATAGCATTTTGACCTATGATGCGTCGGCGTCGGCTGCAAAGAAGGTCACGCTATCTAATATGGCGGCGAATATTTTCCCCGTGCCGACGGTACAGAAATTCACATCGGGATCCGGCACCTATACTACGCCCGCTAATTGCAGATGGATCAAAGTGCAAATGGTCGGAGGAGGCGGAGGAGGCGGAGGAGGAGGCACTACTTCCGGAACTGCTTCAACTAACGGTGGAAACTCAACGTTTGGCACTACCCTTTTAGTCGCAAACGGCGGAACAGGGGGATCTAGGGGTGGCAACGGAGGAGCTGGGGGGAGCGCGTCTCTAGGAACAGGCCCAGTCGGTATTGCTATGTCCGGTGGACAAGGCGGGGGCGCTGCTATTTCGGGTGGAACAGTTTCAGCCGCATCGCCAAGTATACCAGGTGGCTTTGGCGGAAGCACTCCATTCGGATGCACCGGAACTGCTGCCGGCGGCACTGGCGGAGTAGGCGTTACAGCTGCCGCAAATTCTGGAGCTGGTGGAAGTGGCGCAGGATGCGGAGCGGTTAATAGTCATCAGGGCGGATCAGGCGGAGGGGGCGGGGGCTATGTGGACGCCCTAATTACATCACCAGCCGCTTCATACGACTACGCGGTCGGCGCAGGTGGAAGCGGCCAATTAGCTGGGACAAGCGGCGAAGCAGGCGGCAACGGAGCTGCGGGTTTAATTGTGGTTTGGGAATATTACTAAGGAGTATTTATGGCAGTCATTATTGAAAGCGGATTAGCGGCAACGTCGGAAGGTGCAGATACTTTCATCACGAAGGATATTATCGCAACAGGTGCGGTGATTTGGGTTGATTCGGTCAACGGATCGGATTCGAATAACGGACTTGAGGGCTCGCCACTTGCAACGCTTGCGGCAGCGATCACGGCCGCGACTGCGAATAACGGGGATATCATTGTTGTTAAGTCTGGCCACACCGAGACACTCACCTCAGCGATCACGGTCAATAAAGCGGGAGTGAAAATATATGGTATCGGGAACGGATCGAGTGCGCCGAAGTTTACAGTTAATGCTTCATCGATTGATGGGATCAACGTCACTGCAAACAACGTTGAGATTAACAATCTTTACTTTCCTGTTGGCACTACTGCTAGCAATCCAAGTCGTGTTAATGTCGACGCAGCTAATGTGAGAATCAAAGGCTGCACTTTTCTTTGCGGCCAGTACGATCAGTCTTCGATCACTCTCACGGCTAATGCTCTATACTCTTCAATTGAATCCTGCACATTCACGGTGTCTGCGGACGGACCGGATCACGGGATCATTGTCGAGAGTGCCTCAGCGGTAGGGTTATACATCTATAACTCGACGTTCAATGGCGGGACTTATAACTGGGATGTGGCGGGGATTTATTCTGCGGCCGCGCATCTTAACTTTGTCTACGACACGATAACTCTCACGGGCGATGCCGCGATCACCCATACGGCAGCGGCGAAGGGCTGGTTATCTAATATTATCGCAGGGGATGGGTCACAAGTCAGCGCATGAAGGGGATCATTGACATTCTAGCCTCAGGTTTAAGGGATCGAAACGGATCTCTTTTGTCTGAAGGCACCGTCACGGTATACGACGCGGGGACGACTGCGCTGAGGACTATCTACTCGGATTTTGAACTTGAAACTGAACTTTCGAACCCTTTCACGCTGGACGATAGGGGGTCTCAGGTCGCGTATACGGACAAACGAGTAAAGCTATTAGTTAAGGATTCATTAGGGCGATTTGTCCAGGTTATCGACGATGTGGGTATTGCGGATAGTGATATTAATGCGACGATCACCGGGCTTTCCGATGTTCCTGGCGCTGGTATCGCGCTAGATTCTTCCACGAATAAGTTATCAGTCGATATTGATGGGACGACGATCACAAATTCAGGTGGAGTGTTATCAGTCGCTCTTCAGGGGATTGGGACCGCTCAATTAGCGGCGGGCGCGGTGACTTATGCAAAGCTAAGTGAACACAATATTGGATCTGGCGAAGGAGTTTCATTTTATCCGGTCACTGGACTATATACTGCAATGGAACTCATTGATGAATTATCAGTTGAGATAACCACGAATGGTCGTCCGGTGATCATTCTTCTGACTTCTAATAGCGCAACAAATGCAGGGAGTCTTCTATATATTGCCGATGGGGCTTCTTCATTCTTCGCTTTCCCGTATGTGAGTATTTATAGGGATTCGACGCTTATCTCTGAAAATGTATTTGCTTCCGCCTCGAGTACGACAGCGGGATCTTTAAGATACATGCCTTCGATGATCAAGGAATTCGATTCTCCCGCAGCTGGAACTTATACGTACAGCGTGAAATGCGGGAAGCGTGGATCTGCGAATACGTTTACTCTCTCATACTTAAATCTAACGGTGTACGAAATATGATTGAACTTATAAATATTTTGGCAGTCGGTGTTACCGACGATGACGGAGAAATCCTAGAAAACGGTACCGCCACGTTCTATGAAGCTGGTTCGACGGATCTTCTCACGGCGTATCAAGATTTTGAGTTAACTGATCCGCATCCGAACCCTGCGACTTTAGATGAAGCCGGGCGCTTAATCGCGTATATCGATGGGAAATTCAAGCTAGTTATATCGAATTCTTCTGGAACGGTGATTAGAACTATAGATAACCTTGGAACCGATGATTCAGAAATCAGCATTGCAGTCGGTGGATCTACGCTGGCAGGCAGTGGACTCGAAGTCGAAGAAGATGGCCAGCTAGCAGTCAGTGTTGACGATGTGACCATTGAAGTCGGATCAAGCGGCCTTCAGGTGAAAGACACTAGTATTGACACGCAACACATTGCAACGGGGGGCGTGACTAAGGCAAAGCAGGCAGCGGTCACGATCCAGACAAGTTCGAGTGATAGTGGGACTTTCACGACTTCGAGCACGTCTTTTGTCGATGTAACAAATTTAAGCATATCGATCACTACCACGGGAAGGCCTGTACTTCTTATGCTCGCTGCGACGACAAGTTCGTATCTTAGAGTAGCGAATACAAGCGGGGATACCGGAGTCGCTGAGATGAAATTTGTGCGTGATTCGACGGATGTGATTAACAGTTCATTTCAGATTCAAGTGAATTCGGCCGCTGCTGTCGACCTAAGAATTCCTGCGTCTAGTTTGATGCACATTGATCAGCCCGGGGCTGGGACCTATACGTATAAGGTTCAGGCTAGGGTTACAAGCGCAAGCTACGTATTCGGTGCCAATGATGTGAATTTAATGGCGGTGGAACTCTAATGCCTCTAGTCCCTATTCCAATTAATCAGGGTTCTTTCAAGAATGCGGATGCTTTTGAGATTGGCCAGGGCGCGGCAGAGCTTAAGAATCTTCTGATCAATGATGCAGGATCAAATATCAGTCGTCCGTCATTGACTGAATTTGCATCGATCGGGACTTCGCCTGTGATCGGGCTCGCATTTTTTGATGATCAGTTATTCGCGGTCGCAGAAAACCGGCAAATGTACGCGATTAGCTCAACTGGAATTGTGACAAATGTAGCGGACGCAGCACTTGAGGGCACGGCACGTCCTATATTTGCAAATGATGGGACTTATCTAGCGATCGCAGGCGGCGGAGCACCGAAAAGATGGGATGGGGGTGCGGCGACCGAAGATATGCCAGGCTCACCCGTAGATTGCACTCACGTACTGTATTTAGATGGCTACTGGGTGAATTTCCTACTCAATGACCAAGAATTAAGATTCGCAGGCCCTACTTCAATTCTTCGCGCTACGTGGAACACTTCGGACTTCTTTCAGGCTGAAGGACTTCCCGATCATATCCAAGCAATTGCGGTATTGAATCGTGAGCTATACGCCTTTGGTTCAGATTCAACGGAAACATTTTTCAACTACGGGGATAGTTCGAACCCTTTTAAGCGCACATTCTTCATTGATCGCGGACTAGGCGCTAAGTATTCACTAGTTCAGGCGGATAATACTCTGTGGTATCTCGATTCCGATCGTCGTTTCGTCCAGCTTCAGGGTAGAAACCCGGTCACTATCTCAACGCCATATGATCGAATTATTCGTGGGTATTCGACAGTTTCCGACTGTTGGGGGACTGTGATCGAGCGAGATTCTCATTATCTAATCGCATGGACGTTTCCGACTGTCGAAAAGACTTTAGTCTATGACTATAAGTTTCAATATTGGTCTGAGTGGGACACGTTCATTGACGGGTTATCGTCACGCATGACCATGCATTCTGCGGTGCATGCAAAGTCCTGGAATAAGTTTTTTGTCGGTGATCCTTCGGAAGGGACAGTCTGGGAGTTATCAAAGACTTCGCACGCAGACGGTGTCTATCCGAGACGTTTGATTAGAAAAACAGGACAAATAGATCATGGGACTGGAAATAGAAAGCGATCCAATTACTACCTATTCGATGTCAAAAGAGCGGTCGGGGCTGGATCGAGCACTCCGATCATGGAAATTAGAGTCAACGACGACGGGCAAGGTTGGAGCGAACCCGAACAGGTCGAGCTCGGGATCACGGGCGAAGCGCAACAGCCGATCCGAATCGACATGCGCGGGATCTACCGGAAAAGGCAAATTGAAGTCACCGTTACCGATTCTGTAGAGTTTGTCCTGCACTCAATACAAGAAGATGTGGAGGTTATGACAAGCTAATGGCCATAAAATTCCCCCCTCCTCCGAAAAACCCGCTCGATCTTAATGAGTGGGCATTATGGTATGAAACACTATGGCGCCGTGTGCGCGGCCTTGTGGTCACTACCGGGGATGCAGCGGCGACGATTGGATCCGGCGAGACTTATCATGGTGTGACGGCACTCACTGCAGGAAGAATTTTAACACTCCCGCCTGCCAATAGTCTTCAAGATGGCGATGAATTAATTATCCAGGATGAATCGGGGGCGGCGGGAACTCATACGATCACAATTTCGCGTGCTGGATCGGACACGATCAATGGCTCGACTTCAGTCACGATCACTTCGAATTATGGACGACGTCGCTTAATTAAACGTGGTTCAGGAGCGTGGTATTCCGCATGAGTAGCCTTGCCAAAAAAATGGATAGCTTCTCGCTTCGTCTCTTCGATATGGAATCCGACTATCCACTTATGCGAAAATGGTGGACAGGATACGGGAAGAAAACACCGGCGAAGGGGATGCTTTCCGATACCGGATTAGTCGTCGAATACGACAGACCCGTATTAATGGCGTGGCTATATATCTCAAATTCCAAGCTAGCTCAGATAGGTTTCATAGTCGGTGATCCCGAAGTTTATGCCGGGACTAAGATTGCGGCTATTTCCTATATGTGCCAGGCCGCGAAAGATTTGCTTCGTCGAAAAGGAATTGAGTACGTGCATTGTTATTCGGATCAAGCTGGGCTCACAAGAGCATTGAACGCTTCAGGATTCGATATTTTATCAAGCCACGACTTTTTGATGCTTAAACTTGGGGAGGAACCATGGGAGTAGAGACTATTATCGGGGGCGCATTAGGCGGAATAGGATCAGTTGCGGGCGCTGCGATTGGATCTTCAGGCGCACAGAGTGCCGCCGAAGCTCAAGCGGCTGCGATGTTAAAGTCCGCTGAGATTCAGCGAGCGGCGAATAGGGATAGTATTCAGGCGCAGGAAAAAGCAGCCGGGAAAGCTGAGAGTTTTCTTCGTGAACAGGCCGGTATTGCGAGACAAGATTTAGCTCCGCTTCGTGCCGCACAAACGCAGGCGATCCAACAGTTACAAGGGTTATCCCAGGAAGGAAATCCATTAGAGGTTCGGCAAAGACAAGCTGCGACGCAACAGATTCAAAGACAATTAGCCGCACAAGGGCTTCTTCGCTCCAAAAACCAAGTTGATCTCTTAAGCGGCCTCGAGCTCGGACTTGCCGAACAACGCACTGGCGTTCTTTCAGGACTTGCAGGTTTAGGCGCTCTTCAGAGCCAAGCAAATATTGCGCAAGGCTTAGGTCAAGGTTTAGCGCAGATTCAAGGCGGATTAGGTGCAGGAATTGGATCTAGCTTTCAACAATTAGGTGCGCAATTAGGCCAGAATCAAATGCAAGTCGGACAGATATTCGGACAAAACGCACTGGCTCAGGCGCAAGCGTTGCAGGGTGGACTTGCGGGAGTGAATAACTCGATCCAAGGGATTCTGCAATCAAGTCTAGCTCAGAAGCAACGTGCGTCTGATCAAGAGTTCTTAACTGGGCTAGTGAATAAGGGCGGATTGAACGCGCTGAGTGCATTAGGCGGATTCGGCGGAATGGTCCCCTTAATCGGATCTTCGAGGTAGAACATGCCAGAACTTAAAGATATCGGCGGCGGATTAAAGATTGTCGATGGCAGTCAAGGTTCTGATTTATTAGAAACAGCCCAAAGGCAGCTTGGTTTAGTTGATCTAGTGAATCGAATCCAGTCGGCACCGCTAGAACAGAAGATTAAACAAATTGACGCGGCCCTTAAGGGGAATGAGCTTCTTAATGTCGATATTAAGAATGAGAAAGCTCGCGTTGATCTTCTCTCAGCGAAAAACGATGAAGCTAGAAAAGCCCTTGATTTTCAAATGACCCAGATCAAGTCGTTACCTACGCTTTTCAATACTGATTTTGAATTAGGCAAAGCCTACGCGCAACAGATCGGGCTTCATGCGGCACAAAATGAAGACGGGACTATTCGGATCGTGAAACCCGGGAAGAATGGTCAATTAGAATCCATGACATTCTCGCCTAAGAAAATAAACGACCCCGAGAAGATCGCTCAAGGGGAAAGAGATCTTCGAAAGGATTGGGAAACTCAAGGCAAGGATTTTGGAATCCAATCGCAATTTTATAAGAACATGAAGAGCCTCGCTCAATTACGATCTCCGCAAGGTGATATCGGAATTATTTTTTCGTATATGAAGCTTCTTGATCCGGTTTCAAGTGTTCGAGAAGGCGAACAGGCGACCGCTAGAAATGCTCCGAGTGTCCCTGAACAGGTTCGAGGAATGTATAACCGAGCCTTAACTTCAAAAGGTGCTTTCTTTTCCGACGATGCTAGGCGCGGGTTTCTAGAAGCTGGTCAAGCTATTTATAACGATTCTCTAGAATCACATTATCAGCGCGGAAAATTCTACCTTGATATGGATTCAAAGAGAAATCCTGAAACGAACTATAACTCTAAGAATATCTTGGTTCCGGTCGGTGGAATAGGTTTCGATCAAATCGCTGAGAGGTTTAAGGAACAGGAACCCGAAGAAGTCGCTACATCGGATAGAGTGCCGCAACAACGGTCTACTCAACCAAAAGAAGTAATTAAGAAAAACAAGGCTGCGGAAGATTTCGATGCACTTATGAATAATTTCTATAAAGGATTGGGAGGGCGATAATGGCATCCTCGCTTATCGAATTAGGACAGAAGATCCCGAAACAGGCCCCAAAGCAGGAAGTTCAACGTGAGCCCGCAGGCGATGAAATCATGGCGCGAGCTCAGGGATTGGCTAAGGTGAATGATGAAGATCTCGCCCACGGGAAATTATTCTATGAAAGCTCCGAGCTAGTGAAAGCAAAGCTTGCGGCGGATGACGCCTATGCTGCATCGGTGCTACCTGGACTTAAGGAAGCACAAGGGAAATCACAAGAAGACTATTACGAAGCGATCATCAATGAAGCGGATAAGCTTAAGATCGAAAGACTTTCTCAGGAAAATCCGGAATGGTTCGGCGAAGGACGTGCCGCGATCGGTGGGTTCTTAAATTCCGCTACCTTCGGGCAATTAAGTCGGATCACTGGAAAAGTTAAGGAAATGGTCAACGGTGTCCCGTATGAACAGGTCGTCGAACAGGAAGCTGAGAAAATAAGACTTCTTGAAAAAGCGTTTCCGAAATCCTTCGTAGGCGGCGAAGTCGCATCTTTCCTGATTCCTGGATCGCCTGTGAAAACACTTTTTTCAAAGTCTCTTCAATTAGGGGCAAAGGCCGCGTCAAAAGCTTCGGCCAAAGCGCTATTTCAGAAGATATCCAAGAATCCTCAGTATCTTCAAAAGATCGCGCAAGGCGTCCTAGGGGGCGCTACCGGCGAAGGTGCGAGACAAGGAATAGAAGGAACCCTTGGGACTGATCTTCAGTCGATCAGTTTCGATCGTGGTGTGGAAAGTTCATTAAGCGGCGCAGTGACCGGCGGCACAATGGCTGCCCTTATCCCACTTGCGGCTAGTGGAACCGTCAAAGCAGCTAAGAAAATAGCTCCGAATGTGAATAAGAATTTAGGCCGAGTAGTCGAAAGTTTAACTGGCACTAATGAGAAGGCACTTCGTGCATTTGCCAAAAACCCAGAAGCTATTAAGTCCGCATCCGGAACCCAGTCTGAAATCGGGGATGATTTAGTTGATTTTCTAGTCACCCAGAAAAAATCCGGTGTCACTGAAGTCAAGCTTGCCGATGAACTACTCGATCAACTTCCCGACGTAGATCCTAGTCCTTTGATCAAGCATCTTAGATCATTCAAAAAAGGAAATGATCCGAAGCTTGATGGGCAGGTGAAGCTTCTAGGCGAATGGGCGGACAGAATCGAGTCTATGCTCCCAATATCTAAAGAATCCCAGGTGGCATTGTCCGACTATAAGGGGGCATTATCCGCAGGTTTATCTAAAATTGATCGTGAGTTTGCCGGCAAACTGGAAAAGGTCACAGAATCTATCGCCAGAAAGAAAGGGATTATCAATTCTACCTTGGATATTCGCGCTAGGGCGGCAAGCGGGGAATTGCCAGGTGGGGAAAAATCTCTTCCTAAGTCTTTGGTAGAACAGGCACAAAAAAGGCTCAAAAGTCTGGATATTGAACTTGAAAGCGCAATAAAATCTTTGGAATCTGAGAAGGCAGCCCGCTTAGCTCAGTATGAGCGTTCTCTGCCAAGGCCAAGCCTAACTGTGTCCAAGATTTCGGCACGCGCTATGCGCGGACTAGTTGATGATCTTCAGAATGCGGCCGACGATGCGTTCGGGAAAGAATCAGATCTATACATGACCGCGCTGAAAGGTGGATCCCGACGTGCTCGCATGCAGATAGTCGATGCGGCAGCCAAAGAAGGCGGTGAAGTTGGGAAGGCGTATAACGAACTTATGGGCAAGGCCGCTCAGAAAGTCGAGATACTTAAGTTTATAGGCCGAAGGCTCGGAAACTCCGAAGAAGTGCAACGTCAAAGAGCGGAAGGATTTGTTTCGAATCTTTTCGGGAAAAATAAGTCTGCAATGCAACAGAGGATGGCGGATTTAGATTCGAAATTCGGAACCAATTTCACTGACCTTGCAGAAAACGCTTCACTAGCTGAGAAATTAGGTCCCAGCGGAGCACCGGAATTAATATCCGCAAGTCAAACAGGACGCTCTTTGCTTGGATCTGCGGTTGGATTTGTCGCGGGATCAGTACTCCCCGGCGTTGGCCCTCAGGCGGGCGCGGCTGCGGGCGCAATCGCAAGTTCCCCCCGTGTTGGGAGTGTGATTCTTGGTGCATCCGATAAGATTTCTGGGTTTATTCAAAAGCTAAATTCAAATCCCGTGATCTTGGAGCAAATGGCGTCCGGTCGTGGCGCTAAGATGCCGGCCGACGTGGTTCAGCTTTCAAAGGAACTTTATAAGACTTTGAAGAAAGACGGACCGATTAGCATGGGAAGTTCGATGAGACTTATCGCAGACACTCCGTTTTTCGTGGGACTTGTGCATTATGCGGATGTTATCGACCGGAAAATGCAAGCAAATCAGGGTGTGAAAGCTGTCAAGGCAAAGTCTCAGAGTGAGACAGCCTATAAAGAATAAGGGGGAAACATGGGACTAGTTAAAGTAGAAGTAGAAATCGCAAAGGAAATCGACGATGTGATGGGTTTAGTCGTCGAACTTGTGAAAGACATCAAAGCCAAGAAGGATATCGCGGAACTTGCCGCTGAAAACCTTCAGGGCCTTATGAACGCGATTGCAGGGATTGATCAAGTGCAAGGGGAAGTCGCCGCAAATAAAAAAGCTGCGATCCAGGGGATCTCGCTTCGAGTGGGTGATCTCGTCTCTGCCTTGATCTGAAAGTCTTAAGTCACTTGTGGGCTTAAGGAGTTAAGAAAATGCTAGGGCGGCAGGGTTTTCGGCGTCCTCCGTTCGCCTTGCCGCTTCTAGCAAGATCTTTGGGGGATCAATGAAGCCGGTTTATCAATCAAAAACTATCGCCGTGAATTTGATCACGATGCTAATCGCGCTGATCGATATGGGGCTCGGGCTCACTGGACTTCCGTCCTGGGTCGTAGCACTTCTTAGCGCCATAAACATAGTTCTTAGGTTCTTCTCGAATCAACAGATCACGATCAAATGAATGATATCGATAAAATCCTGGTCGAAAGCCTCAAGCAGATCATCATGCAATTCGTGATCAAGCTTATCCCCGCATTAGGCGGCGGAATACTCGGAATGATCGCAGGGTTTCTTGTCGGCATGCTCGCTAAAGCGATCGCTCTTATGATCAAGTTCGGGATCATTAATGCCAAAGTGAATAGCGAGCGAAAGAATTATGATGAAGCAGTTGAGAAATTGAAAGTCGAACTTGAGAAACCGGAAGGGGAACGCAATGAAGAAGAGATCAGATTGGCTCACGAAGAGTTTAAGCGTAGGTTGCGTGACCTTGTGGTTATTAAGTAGTGGCTGCGCGAAGATTGAACTTAAGGACCTGGAAGTCTGTGGGGATGCAGGCAGCCTGGGTGCTTCGTGCGTTCGCATGCTTTCTGGCAAAGAAAGAGATCTCGACAAAGCAACATGGGATAAGGAACGCTTCGGCCAATTATGCATGACAAGTGACGCCTTTGCCGAGATCAAAAAAGCTATCCTCAAATTCTGCGAATCTCAGCCGAAACGGTGCGAGAAGGAAGTCGTCAAAGAAGCGGATGAGATCGAAAAAAAACTAGATCGAGCGTCAAGAAAGGCTCGCCATGGTGCATGAATACGGAAAAGGCCTTTCCATTAAGTTATCCCCAAACTTCTCAACCGATGAATTCGACTGTAAATGCGATCTCCCATCATGCACGTATACTTTGGTTGATTCAGATCTTATCGACGCATTGGAGCTACTTCGAGCGAAAGTAAACTCCCCCATCCAAGTGAAGTGGGCGGGCGGCGGATCAGGATACCGATGCAGCGCACATAACAAAGCAGTGCGTGGAAAACCAGGGTCTTTGCATTTGACCGGCAAAGCGGCGGATATCAGAAGTGTGAGACTGAGTAGCCAAGCGCTATCCCAACTTGCCGAGGGTGTCGATCACTTTAAACACGGTGGAATCGGGACAGCATTCACGTTTGTCCACGTTGACACTCGTGGCTACCGCGCTCGCTGGAAGTACTAGCGCAAGACTAGTTCTACTTCCTTCTTAAGGACTAAAAGTAGCCTTTGATATCCTTCGCTGCGTATAGTTTTCTTCGGTGTTCGCTTCATCACGCGGATCAGTTTCTGCACTCTGGAATCAAGTGTAACTCGCTCATGTTCCGGCTTAGCACGCATTAAGTCCCAAGCTTTGTTGAAGTCCTTTTCCTTAAGAAAAACCTGATAAGTATCTGGATTTTCCAGGACGTTCGGCAGGAGTGTAACTTGGTCCTTGTTGGTGAAGACACCCACTCTATCGTCGGTAACTCCGCCGTGTGCAAGCCAAGAGAAAAACGTGTCTTGAAAAGCCGGATCAGCTTTTGTCCTAGCCTGAAGCTTTCTACTTCGAGCGTATCGGTATAAGTACTGATAAACTCGCCCAGCTTTCACGCCCTCGACGTCACTGAAAGCCTTAACAAACTGTCCAGTCAAAACGTAGGCTGCGAAATAGTACTTCGCTTCCGATTCTTTAATATTATTGTTTCGTGCTATTTCTTTGAATGTCATTCCGGCATCAAGTGCTTGTTTCAACCATTCGCCCTTCGAATACGCGTCCCATTCGGCTTTGTTGTTGCGAAAATGGTTTGCGCCTAAAAGTAGAAGTCGACCTTTTTCGTCTAGATTCGTGATGACCTTAACGTCGATGTGAGTTATGCCGACGTCAATGCAAGAAGCAACGCGTGTATTTCCCTCCAAAACAAGAAAAGTGTTTTGTCCATTGGGGATAACGATCGGCTCTTCGCGAAGCCCCTTAGATATTTTGATATCGTCTCTTAATCGCTTGCCTTCCGTGGAACTCAAAAGTATTTCGATCAAGTCTTCTTGTGTAGGACTAAATTTTCTCTGATCCCTCAGCTTGTACGCCACACGAAGATTTTTTGGATCCAATTCTAGCAACGTCATTGCTACGCGCTTCGTTTCATATTCATACCATTCACCACTAATATTAATTCCATAAGGGCTCATTTGATTAACTCCGTTCGTTAAAAAGTTGATTTGACGCAGCGAGATATATATAACAACAGGCCACGAATCAATAGAAAAAGGCCGCTCATATAAAAGAGTAGCCGTGACCTTCTTTATGAATTCAATTATTTCAATTATTTAGCTTGTAGTTTCGAGAAAAAACATAGTGTTCCAGGCTATGCGTCCAGATCAATATCATCGCCTTCTAGCGTGGCTAATCGATCTTCGAGCCCCTGAATATCGGCCATTAATCCAGCCAAAGTCGTCGCCGAATCCCTATAGAAGTTGGTTATCTGAAGTCCGGTTGACGCGCAATTGGGACAGAGAAAATGCTCAGGAACTACTTTCGCTTCATCGTCATTGAGGACAAGTATCTGACAGTTACATTCGAGGCAAAGTAGTTCGAAGGTAGGCACTTCCTAATTGTGCCACGAATTTTAGTAGCAGGATGTATACACTGCACCGAATCCGCCCCTTGACGTGCAATTCATGGGACGCACAATTGGCTGCACTTGAATCGGCTGATAAGATACTGGATTCGGCTGCGGCATCATGAAATTCTGCATTGGGTATTCGACTACCGGACGATTCACGACCATCTGAATAGCAGCGCTCACGATCTGATCGCGTTGACGTTGAAGCGTCTGGATTTCAGCGCGAGCGAAGTCTTGTCTCTTAATGAGATCATCGACGCACCTTTCCTTCGATCCCCATGTTTTCACTTTTTCTGCCGCGCAATGATCACTCGGTGTGACGCCCAGGAAAGCTGACTTCTGATCAATGCGTTCATCGATCCTTTGAACGGCATTTAGAATTTCCTGTCGTGAATCCGACATCGAAGCGCAGCCGATTAGGATCAGTGGGAGAAGCATCAAAATCTGTTTCATATATCCTCCGTTCATAAGGATATTATGCACTAAGTCAAAGGTGAGAATCTATGGACGATTTCCGCCACTGAATTGTGAAAAACGTCTAGAAGATCGACACTACTTTTTCTTCTTATCCGTCGCGGTAACTTGCCGCATGAACTCTTCGACAATGCTCGAAGCCGCCCCTTTGCCACAGCGATCCTTGAAAGCCTTCCATACGACCGGATCTATATAGAGGTTGACCTGGGCGCGCTTTTTTCGCCCATGATCCTTTAATAATTCCGCTATCTTAGCGGCGTCAATTTTCATTCTATATATCATGCCAACATACCCGCCTACCGTCAAAGCACCTTGACTATATATAGAGTTATCCGTATAATTATACGGAAGTCAAGGAGGTCCGAAATGGACGAACACAAGGAATGTTGCCGACGATGCGAGAAAGAATTCACTGAGGACAATTTCCAAGTCTCGAAAGACGATGAAACCTGCCTAGACTGCTACACATCTGCGATTGATGCCGCCTATGATGCGTGGAGGGATGAAGGGTGATCACTGACCGATTCATTAGATGGCCGGAAGTGAAGAGGGTTACCGGATTAAGTCGGGCCACTATTTGGGGGCTTGAACGCAAAAAGCAGTTCCCATCTCGGAGGGAGCTTGGCAGTAACTCAACAGCTTGGCTAGCAAGTGAGATCGAGGCATGGATGAAGAGCCGAAAAAGGCGGGTAGAATGAAAATCATTAATCTAACTCCCGGCACTCAAGAATGGCATGAATGGCGACGTCAAGGCATTGGCGCATCGGATGCACCTATTGTCCTCAAAAAGAGTCCATGGTCGACACCTTTTAAACTTTGGCAGGAAAAGCTTGGTTTAGTCCCCCCGCCTATCGCTAATGAAGCGATGAGACGTGGCGTTGAATTAGAGCCCGTCGCTCGAAAATTCTACGAAGAAAAAACAGGCATCGAAATGCCGGCAGTCATGGTTGAAAACGAAAAAATCGCTTTCCTAAGAGCATCACTCGACGGATTGAATAAGAAGGTTGCACTTGAGATCAAGTGCCCTGGCCCAAAATCTCATGCTCAAACACTGCAGACAAAATCAATCCCTGAGCATTATATGTGGCAATTAGTGCATCAAATGGCGGCGGCTGAATTATCGTGTC